CAATGGTTCGTGAATGGAGAGATTATCTTCCCGCACGATCCGCTCTACTGCAGCGGCGTTTATCGTACGCGCGGCAGTGGGGTTGAGTTCGCAGGAAAGATACTCTCGGCTTCCAATCAACAGCTTCGTTACGCTTCCCGTCGTCTTCTTTGTGTTCGTCAACCCGATGTTCCTGGTTACGAATACTTTCTCAAGATGTCTCAAAATCATTTCATTAACAAGCATTGGTGGGTCGGTAAACATCTCCGATCCTTGTACGAGCCCCATTTCCTCGGCTGCTTCGATGCCACCACTGAGGCCATCCTTCACCATGACATGCCCCATCCAAAGAAGCTTTTGCGCATTCAAGCCAAGTCCGACTTGTCTCACGATGGTCGCTTGTATTCCCCGCACGACAATTGGATTCGCAGCGCCCGCGTCAAAGTTAAACCCGGCGAGATCGCCCGTTTCCAGAAGTACGCCAGAACTGTTGTCGATTGCAAAGTTCCTGCCTCCCTTCTTGGTTTTCGGCTCTTCGAGTTTCTGAAGCAAGCTCAATCTTCTCAGGATTTCGAGTACTTGGGTTGTTGTGCGCATTTCTGCAAATCGCCTGAGGCTCTCGAACTTGATCGAGTCGTTCAGGAACTTGTCAAGCCCAGCTGGCGCATGTACTTCGTGTACTTCTCAGACGATGCCTCTCTCGTAGTTTGCTCGCGCGGGAAAATTATCAACGTTGACATTGATATTTCCTCGTGTGACGTTTCTGCGTATGATCCCGTCTTCAAACTTTTGTTGTCCATTTTCCCAAAACAACATCGACATCACGCCACCGTCCTCATGAGTCAACTCAAAGCCAACCTCCGCTTTTACTCCACTCAAGACAAGAAGATGTACGTCCAACTCAAGCCCATCGGATACATTGAACTCTCAGGTTTTACCGGCACCACCGCGATTAACAACCTGGACAATTTGCTTCAGTTCATTGCCATCGCCGAGCTTGTTGACGTCACTCTTACCACCGTGGTGCAAGCCTGCGAATCTGCGGGTTTCATCACCACTGCACGAGAATGTACGCGCGTCGAGGAGATCAAGTTCCTCAAATCTTCGCCAGTCCTTTGTTCTGATGGTTTTTATCACGCTGTTCTCAACTTCGGAGTTGTCCTCCGCACTTGGGGCACTTGTCATGGAGACTTCCCGGGAAAAGGCACCTTGCGCGAACGGCACGACGCCTACATGGGTGCGCTCTTACATGCATACTATCCA